AAGAATACAAACCTAGATGAAACAGCCATTGCAGTGGTAAAAGTTGGTGCAGATGGCTGGTTTGTAGAAAATATTATTCATGGCCGGTGGGAACTAAACGAAACTGCTATGAAAATCTTTCAGGCAGTGCGGGATTACCGCCCTGTTAGTGTAGGTATTGAAAAAGGCATCGCAAAACAGGCGGTAATGTCGCCTTTGACAGATTTGATGAAGCGATATGGGATGTTTTTTCGTGTCGAAGAACTGACCCACGGCAACAAAAAGAAAACAGACAGGGTTATGTGGGCATTGCAGGGGCGATTTGAAAACGGTTATGTTACGTTAAACAAGGGAGAGTGGAATAATCGTTTTCTCGATCAATTATTTCAGTTTCCAGATGTTTTAACGCATGATGATTTGGTAGATGCCCTGGCATACATAGACCAGCTGGCTCAGGTAGCATACGATTACGAGTATGAAATTGACGACCACGAAATTTTAGATGTGGTATCGGGATACTAATATGGCAGAAGAAATTTACAGCCCAGACCCCATGATGATTCAAGAGTCACTTAGCGAGTGGGTTATAACAAAGTGCGAAGGTTGGCGGGATTACTATGAATCGAACTATGAAGACCGTTTTGAAGAGTACTATCGGCTATGGCGTGGACAATGGAACCCAGAAGACTCCCAACGGGCATCAGAGCGGTCTAGGATTATTAGTCCCGCACTACAACAGGCTGTTGAGTCGAATGTCGCGGAGCTGGAGGAGGCGACTTTTGGTCGTGGAAAGTTTTTTGATATTGCAGATAATTTCGGTGATGGTCAAAGGGAAGATGTTTTATATCTACGTCAAAAGCTTACTGAAGACTTTGAAGCCTGTCAGGTCAGAAAGGCTGTTGCCGAATGCCTTATCAATGCCGCTGTATTTGGAACCGGCATCGGTGAAGTGGTTATTGAGGAAGTTAAAGAAATGGCTCCGGCGTCAGAGCCAATCATGGGTGGTGACCTTCAGGCGATTGGTGTCAATGTAACAGATCGTGTTGTTGTAAAGCTAAAGCCTGTACTTCCTCAGAACTTTTTGATTGATCCTGTAGCTACATCTGTTGATGATGCCTACGGGGTGGCGATTGATGAGTTTGTAAGCAGGCATACAGTTGAGATTTTGCAAGAGCAGGGCGTTTACAAGGAAGGCGTTATTGAATCTGCAGCTTCTGATACTAATCTTGAGCCAGACCAAGACCTGACAATCTACAACGATGACAAGGTTCGACTTACTAAGTACTACGGGCTTGTGCCTAGAGAGCTTCTTGAGGCAGAAGATGTCGAAGTTGAAGAAGATTCAATGTATGTCGAAGCCATTGTAGTTATTGCCAATGGTGGCACACTGTTAAAAGCAACAAAAAACCCCTACATGATGGGCGATAGGCCTGTTGTAGCATTTCCTTACGATGTAGTTCCTGGGCGATTCTGGGGTCGTGGTGTTTGCGAGAAGGGCTACAACAGTCAAAAGGCGCTTGATACAGAGCTTAGAGCGCGTATTGATGCTCTGAGCCTAACAATCCATCCAATGCTTGCTATCGACGCTACACGGCTTCCTAGGGGGGCTAAGCCGGAGGTCCGTCCTGGCAAGATGATATTGACAAATGGAGATCCGCGTGAAGTTTTACAACCATTTAACTTTGGTCAGGTCGGGCAAATTACATTCGCTCAGGCTCAGGCGCTTCAAAATATGGTGCAACAAGCAACTGGCGCGGTGGATTCCGGAGGAATTGCGGGACAGATTAACGGAGAGGCGACTGCTGCTGGGATTAGTATGTCTTTGGGTGCTGTTATTAAGCGCCACAAGCGTACTCTGATTAATTTTCAACAGTCATTTCTTTTGCCGTTTGTTACTAAGGCTGCGCATCGCTACATGCAGTTTGATCCAGAAAACTATCCCGTAGCAGACTATAAGTTTGTAGCGACTAGCACTCTTGGGATTATTGCAAGAGAATATGAGGTTACTCAGCTAGTTCAACTGCTGCAGACTATGAAGCAGGACAGCCCCATGTATCCTGTTTTGATTCAAAGCATTATCGACAATATGAATCTGAGCAACCGCGAAGAGCTTATTGCTACGATGCAACAAGCCTCACAGCCGAATCCTCAGGCTCAGCAAATGGCAATGCTTGCTCAACAGGCACAAATTGAGCTTCAGCAAAGTCAAACCAATGCATTGAATGGTCAGGCGGCAGAATCGCAAGCACGAGCCACAAAGATTTCTATTGAGGCAGAGATTGCCCCACAAGAGCTTGAGATTGATAGAATTAATGCAGTTACAAAGAATCTTAAAGAGGGTGACTCTGATGACAAAGAGTTTGAGCGTAGACTTAAAGTAGCTGATAGGCTTTTAAAAGAGCGAGAGCTTGAAGGGAAAGAAACCAATGTTAATGACGCAAACCGAAATCAACAACCTCCTCAACCAGGTCAACGCGGCATTCAAAGAGCAGTCCGACAGCTTGAAGGCGTTGAAGGCCAAGCTGGACTACCTAGAGGAGAGGTTTGATGCTGAAGAAAAAAAATTGAAGCGGCGTCCAGGTCGACCCAAACGGGTGCAGCAGGCCGAGGAAAGCCATGAAGTGCATGATAAGGAAGCTTGATCAGCATGCCTACTACTAAGGATGTGACAAAACTGCCTTCAGGACGATTGAAATATCGAGGGGAAACATTTTCAGGCTACAACAAGCCAAAAAATACTCCAGGTAAATCAAAAAAAAGTGCTGTTTTGGCCAAAAAAGGTAATGAAGTAAAACTTATTCGTTTTGGTGATCCCAACATGTCGATCAAAAAAGACCAGCCTGATCGAAGGAAGTCTTTTCGTGCTAGACATAAATGTGATACAAATCCCCCAGACAAACTAACAGCAAGATATTGGTCTTGCAAAAAATGGTGAACATATGAAAGTTCCTGCACCTAAAGGTTACCACTGGATGAAGAGTGGAAAGAGTTTTAAGCTTATGAAAGATCCTGCGGGTGGATATAAGCCACACAAAGGTGCTTCTAAGTCAGCTAATTTTGAAGTTCAAAAAGTCCACAAAGGCAAGTAAGGAGATTTTTATGCCATACCATACGCCACCCAAAAAAAAGAAAAAGAAAAAAAAGGTCAGAAAGACTATGACAGTAAAGAGTAAGGAATATTAATGCCCAAGAAAGCTGGTAAATATTCTGCAAAGCAGAAAAAGCTTGCTAGGGTTGCCCCGCCACGGGACAGGATTACTGGTGCTGACTTGAAGAGGCTTAGAAAACGTGGCAGTAAAAAAACGTAGACCTAAGGCTAAGGCCAAAAAAAAGAAAGGCGCTATACCTGACAATGTAAAGAATAAAGCTCTTTATTCGCGGGTTAAGGCTGAAGCTAAGAAAAAGTTTGACGTATATCCTAGTGCCTATGCTAATGCGTGGCTTGTTAGGGAATACAAAAAGCGTGGTGGAACCTATGCCTAAGCCAAAAGATGGCTTGACCAAGTGGTTTAAGGAAGAGTGGGTTGACATTAAAACCGGCAAGAAGTGTGGACGTAAAAAAGCCAAGGGTTCTAAGCGTCCATACCCAGCTTGCAGGCCCAAAGCCGTAGCTGCAAAAATGAGCAAAGCCGAAAAGGATGCGGCTAAGCGGAAGAAGACAGGGCCAAAAGCAATTAAGTATGCGGTAACAGCTTCAGGGAGGAGGCGGAAACCCGCAAAGAAAAAATCGAACTAGGAGAGAGATAACCTTATGGCCTCTATTGATAAAGAAGTTGAAGAATATTACAACAAGTATTTCGACCTGTTTACCACTGATGGGTGGAAGCAGTTAATCGAAGAGCTTAGGCAAAATGCCTTGGCAATTAATAGTGTTGAAGCTACAAAAGACTCAGATGATTTGTACATGCGGAAAGGACAGCTAAATGTTTTGGCTTATTTGTTAAACCTTGAGTCTACTGTAAACAACAATTTTGAAGAGTTACAAAAAGAAGATGTACAAGATATTTGACTTTCGCTGTAAAAACGGTCATATATTTGAAGAGTTTGTAGAGGGCGGAACCACAATTAGTAGGTGCAAGTGTGGTGCCTTAGCAGAAAAGATCGCTTCAGCATCAAGTTTCGTGCTGGATGGGTCTACTGGGGATTTCCCTGGCAGGCACATGAGGTGGGTGCGAGAGCATGAGGAAGCTGGTCGAAAAGGACGGGAAGCTCGACGCGAGAAGAGTCAAGCCCGATGATTCCATAACCATTAGGCGGAATGAGTTTAAATGATGTCAAGAGCGACAATTATTGATGAGCGTCCAGATGTAGAAGAATCTGACGGTTCGCAGGATATACAAGATCAAGCGATTGAGATTCCAGGTGAGGAACAACCTGAAGAGCTTGATATTCCAGAAAAGTATCGTGGTAAGTCTGTTCAAGAGCTTGTGCAGATGAATCAGGAGCTTGAGAAGTTTTCAGGCAAGCAGAGTACGGAAGTTGGTGAACTGCGAAAGTTGGTTGATAACTATATCCAGACAGAACTCGAAACTAAACAAGCACCTCAGGAACAGCAAGAAGATGACAAGTCAAATGATGTTGACTTTTTTGTTGACCCACAAAGTGCTGTTGATCGAGCTATTAACAATCATCCTAAGATCAAAGAGGCAGAAACGTACACTAAACAGTACAAACAACAGGCCACTCTTGCTCAGTTAAGATCAGATCATCCTGATATGGATCAAATTTTGCAAGACCCTAAATTTGCTGATTGGATTAAAGGATCAAAGGTTAGGACACAATTGTTTGTAAATGCAGATCAAGCGTATGACTATGACTCAGCACATGAGCTATTTTCGCTTTGGAAAGAACGAAGCAATATAGTTCAACAAACTGCAAATGCAGAGCGTGCAAGTCGTAAGAATGCGGTGAGATCTGCAACAACAGGCAATGCTCGTGGTACAGCGGAAAGGTCAAACAAAAAGCGTTATCGTCGTGCTGACATTATTAAGCTTATGAAAGAAGACCCAGACCGTTATAACGCTTTGTCAGATGAAATTCTGAAAGCCTACGCGGAGGGTCGAGTTAAATAGCCTAAAGGAGATAGATCATGGCTACAGCAACTTACCCAGGAAGCGCAGGAAATACTGCACTAACAGAAGCGGCAACTTTTGTACCAGAAATTTGGTCAGATGAGATTATTGCTTCTTATCAAAAGAATCTGAAAATGGCTCCCCTTGTCAAGCGTATTGCTATGAATGGCAAGAAGGGTGACGTTATTCATATTCCCAAGCCCACTCGTGGTGATGCCAATGCTAAGGCGGCTGATACTGCGGTAACAATCATTGCCAATACTGAATCAGAGCTT